CCGTTATTGTGTCGCGAAACACGCCTTCGCCGGCAATGCGTAAAGATTTAACACCTCCCGCTAACAATAATTCGCGCCATTGTGCCGTTGAGCCACTATCGGTTATATCGATAGGGCGTAGATTAAATTCAATCTCACGGCTTTTGAGGCCAGCGACAGTTGTATAAACAGATCTGCCGGTTTTAATTTTCAATAATAGGCTTTTGCCTGCCTGAGCAGCCATATTTCATCTCCTTATATATTAGTTCATTTCCGTAATCGCGGTAAAATTGACACGGTGCCGCCATGCGCGCGCATTTGTGTCTTTCTCACTTGTTGTCGTAGAAAACCGCATTGCAATAAGTTTGGAATTTTGTAAAACCAAACTAGCATTTTCAAACCATGCCCGCAAACGCGCCGCCTCACTTGCGCCATCTTTAACACCATATAAATCCGACCAAATAGAAAACCGCACGACATGGCTAAATATGCCGCCATCACTATCTGGGTGGGGGCGCGTCTCTAGCCCATCAAAATCAAGTCTTGGCATTTTTTGCCGCGCCCCCATAACAGGTGTAAAAAGTTTGCTGAGTTCCGCATGCGCCGCAAGCCGCGTAAAAATAGCATTTTGCATATCTTCGCCTGCATCAGCCATTGGCGGATTCTCCTGCGGATTGTGGTGTCGGATTGCCCTCTTCGCAAAAACATTCAAGCCGCCGCCCACGCCCATCTGGGTCGTGGACAGTATGCACAAAAAGAATTTGTGTCCCGCGTCTAAATCTATCGCCCGGGCGCAACTTATTATTGGCACGCAAACGCACGACATGGCTTATTTGTTGCGCCTCTGCGCCGGCTTGAAATCTAAAACGACCTGAGCGTTGGCGCACTTGTAGCCAAACAGAACCTTTTGCCTTCCACACACGCGCGCCACGCACAAGCTCAGCCTGCTCCAAAATATATTCCAATCGTCGTCTTAATATCATAGCCACAATGCCATAATCACAATGCCATAATCACAACATCATAAATGTATGTTTCGGTAAGGACTCATAAGCGTATTGACAATTTCCGGCATTTTCGCTGTATAATTGCTGCCATGCCATTCGCCTTGCTCATACCAAAAACTAACTAATTGACGGATGGCCTGACGCAATGGTTCAGGCACATCCGTTGCCGCATCCCCAAAACCAACTTTTAGGGAAACCAAAATGCCAAGCGAAGTGCGCTTTGGCGCGGGCCAAGCCTGCCCCGCTTTCAAAATGAGTTGCGGTATGCGCGCGCTCTCTACAGTCTCATAAAGATTACTATCTATTTGTGTGCGCTCACTGCCGCCTAGCAAATAAACCCCTTCCACTTCTTGGACAGGCCAATGTGGTAATTTTAGGGGTTTTTGCGTGTCTGCCGGCCAATGGTCGAACATAACATCCCATTTTTGAGTGATAAGACGCGAGCCTGTATTGGCTTCAATAATCATACGCGCTGAAGTGATAAGGCTTGCAAGTAGCAAATCTTCGCTATCATCTAGCCGTAAATCTGTACGCACTTGCGTGACACTTACCGGCTCATTTTGCGGACTTTGTGTAATAACGCTTAACATAAATTAAGCCGCAATTTTAAGCCCACGCAAAGCGGCAAAGTCTTTTATGCCACCACCAATACGGCGCACAAAATAAACCAAAATATAGGGCTTGAGCGTATAAGGATCGTTTAGGACTCGATTACCCCTGCCATCAACAATTAGATAGGCAGAGCGAAAATCACCGAATAAAATTGGAATTTTATTCGCCGCAATATCGGGCATGTTTTCATCATCCAAAACTTGATGACCAAGCAACAAAGGGTGTTGAGTGGCTAAAACAGGCGGCGCCCAAATATAATTACCATCACTATCTTTGATTTTTCTAATGACAGATTGTGTTTTGCGATTGCATATCCAATGCGCATTTTGCCTATATGCTGCACGCACATTATAAGCGAGATCAATCAACACATCATACGGATTAGTTGTTGGCAAACTAGTTGCGTTTTTACTATGCAAAATAGGAAGTTTGCCCCAAGCACCTACGCCATTTTTTTCAGTTGTATAACTCAATATCCCTTTTGGTTGGCGCGTGCCTGTGCCACTAATAAAGGTTGTGCCTTCACTTTCAGCAAGAGCATATTGAATCTCCTCTACCACCCATGCATATATATCGAAACTTGCATCTTCGATAAATGTAGGCGTTATGGGAACAGATGTATAATGTTCATTAAGTTCAAGAGAAAGTTCCGAGAATGTGCCGACCTGTTTGGAGGAGCGACCTGATGATTCGCCTACCCATTGCGTATCTATGCGGCCGTCAAAATAAGCTTGCTTATATGTGTTACCAGTAGCACCGATTTGGCGAACACTTGCAACCGAACGCATCACAGATAATTTGTTTAATTTTTTGGTGATTTCTGAATCTATTTCGGTCGGTATAAGATAACCACCCGCTGTATCTGCCTCAGTCCTAAAAGTGCGCGTTTCAAACTGGTCAGGCATTGGTGTTTTGCCTGTGCGAATATATTCAGCAAAAGCAGTTTTTTGTTCCTGCAAAATATCGCTTTGGTGTGCGTGCGTATCTTTTGACGACATAGACAAGGTGGGGCGGCGAAGATCCGTCATAAGCTTATCAACAGATGAATTGATACGGTCAACTTTTTCGCGTGTTACCACATCATCGCTTTGGCGTTTCTCAATCTGATCCAAACGCTCATCATTGGCTTGTTTGAATTTTTCAAAAGCAGAGTGCAAGTCATGCAAAACCTGCTTTGTTTGTGTTGTTTCTGATTCTGCTGATGCAAAATCATGTGCTGCGTGTTCTATTTCCATTCGATTTTCCTTTATGGTTAGAGTTAGTTGCCACCATTTCTTGGGTAGCATTGGCAATTACCGATGCAAATTTTTGCACTTCTTTAAGGGGCAAGCCCGCAAGCCGTGCTTTTGGCTGCATCGGAAATGTTACAAGTGAAATTTCAAGTAAATCAATTTCATAAATATGGCGGCGCCCGGCTTTCAGCCTTTGCGCTTTAGTCGCCCTAAAACCTATCGAGAGACCGTCAAGGGCGCGGCTTTTTATAAGTGCCGCTGTATCATGGCCAAGCCGCGCATCTATTGTCAGCTCGCCATAAACCCATAAGCCTTTCGATGTGGCTTTAATCATACGCCATACACCAATCGGACGCCTTACATCATGGTGATAAAGCATTTTAATATCCCCTATCGGTCGTTCAGACAGACAAGCATCAAATGCCCCGGGGAGAATAATATCACCACCAAGATCTGCCTCATTGAAGAGGCTTGCATAACCTTTAACAAACATAAGCGCGCGCGTGCTTTAAGCCTTTTTGCTTTTCGGCAGCTGGTCGCCACCTTCAATAGGCCCATAACCCAATGCTATGCGTTGTTCGTTAATAGTTAAGAATTGCGCTTTACCAATGCGTTGCCACAAACGCGCCCGCTCTTCACTTAATGCGGGAATGGCATCTAAATTAGGCTTCAAATTAAGGTCGGCAGATTCTTGATATAAGTTCCTTAACCAATGACTAATGGCGCGCAATGTGCGCTCCGTCAAAGGCAAAATTGTCTGCCGCCAAAAAGCCCGATTGGCTTCAGCATAATTTGCATATGTATTATCACCGGGTATGCCAAGCAACATAGGCGGCACACCAAAAGCAAGGGCAATTTCACGCGCCGCAGCATGTTTGGCATGGATAAAATCCATATCTTGCGGACTTAAACTAATGGGCGTCCATTCTAATCCGCCTTCTAGTAAAAGTGGGCGGCCTGCATTGCGCGCCCCTTGATAATTATTTTCTAATTCTGCTTTGAGGCGTGAAAATTGTTCGTCTGTTAAATTGAGCGCACCATCCGGCCCGCGATAGACAAGCGCACCAGAAGGACGGGCAGCATTGTCAAAAAGCGTTTTATTCCAAGCATTTGCAGCATTGTGAATATCAACGCCCAACCCCGCCGCCTCTAATGGACTCATGCCATAATGGTCGTTTAACGGGTTAAATAATTTTTGATGCAAAACGCGGCAGATTTTATCATCACCTATATTAAAGCGCGTCGTATGCGTGCCAACAACATATTCATAAGCAAGCGGCCACCCCTTTTTGCCTGATACAATTTTCACCCTATCGGGGCGCAAAACATGCAATGCAGCCGGCTCATCATCAACCAATATAAGTTCTAAATAACTATCGCCTGCAACTTGCAAATAAGCATAAAATGTCTCCAATAAATCCGGCAAAGCCTGTTCGCGGTTTGGCGTTGCCAATAAATTAAGCAAAGGATGCTCGCTCAATTCATCGCGCCCGTGATAAAGTTTTATCGGCACGACAGAAGCCGTCTCAGCAATCATTCTAATGCAGCGATAAGCAACAGCATTTTGCTTAAAGCCATTTTGTGCCAATGAACCATAATCACGCGCCGACCATGTGGGCTGTGTGGAATTACCTATGGCAATAAAGGGGGTTGCAAAATTATTTTTCTGCACAAATGGGTTCGCTGATTTGCGTCCAAAATTAAAAAAATCAAATAGGCTCATATTTATTTCCATTATCGCCCGACCTTTGCGCCTTAAAGTTGGCGCAATGTAGGGCGTATTTCTTTTCTGCGGCGGGTTAGCATTAAATCCGTCAAACCCCAAACAAGCGCATCGAGCCTGTCGGGGCTTTTCTTTGCATTCCCGTCATAACGACATAATTCTTGTTCCAACTGTTTATGCGTGCCAACATGATGGACTAGACCCCGCTCATAAAGAGCAGCCACAGGCTCAGCACGCACTAATTTACCGCGTGTCGCCCGCACTGCCCGATAGGCAAGTTCAGGGGCTTCCCGCAAAACAACTTCACGCACCAAATCTCCGCCTTGATTGATTTCCGCAACCAAACGGTCGGCTGAATGGGCGCGATAAACGCTAACAACTTTGCGCGCCCAAGCGGCGGGGCGCAAGCCTTGCACTGTCTCATCCGCCAATACATAGGCATGGTCCAGCACATCACGCCCAACGACACATATCCCACATGCATCCGCCTTCGCACCGCTCATAGCGGGCGGGTCAATCGCAACCACAATGCGTTGCAAGGGCGGGGCTGTGGCAATTCTATGGCGAGCAATTAGTTCCTGCGTCCATAAAGCACCTACAATGTCCTCTACAAGTTCGGCTTCAATTTCCTGCCTGCCAAGCCGTGTGCCGTCATAGCGGCGCAATAATTCTTCAACAAAGCCCGGCGCAAGATGCGCGCGATTGGCACGCGTTGAAGAGCGTGTGACATGGCAATTTGGGTCAGCCATAAGTTGTTTAATCAGCCGCGTTGGGCGCGGCGTTGTGGTTACCACTTGGCGCGGCTGTTTGCCGAGCCGCAAGCCAAATTGCAACATATCCCAACACGCTCTATCATATTGCCATTTGGCAAGCTCATCACACCATGCCGCATCAAATTGTGGCCCGCGCAAATTATCAGGGCGGCGGGCAGAAAAAACTTGCGCCTGCGCGCCATTCGGCCAAATCAGCAGACCACGACTTGCAATAAATTCAGGACGCAATTCACTAGGCGTAATTGTCCGCAAGCCAGACGGCCCCTCTATCATAACTTCGCGCACGGCTAGCAAAGTCTCCCCAACTAGCGCAATGCGCCGACAAATGCCGGCGGTCAGCGGTGTTGTGCCTTCAACTTGGGCGCGTATCCATTCAGCACCTGCACGGGTTTTGCCTGCCCCGCGCCCGCCTAGCATAAGCCAAATAAGCCAATTCCCAGCAGGCGGTAATTGGTCGGGGCGCGCCCAAAACGGCCAATAGCCACTTAAAAATGTTAATTGCTCATCATCGAGACTATTCAGAAATATCCTTCGGCGGGCTTTCGGCCAAGATGCGATTGAATGTATGTTCAAGCTCTGCGAGAATATCCTGTCGAGGCTTCGTTTTCTTGCTACCTTTGCTCCGTAATTTTTCTTCACGTTGAACCAGTAAATTCATTGAACGAATAAGGAGAGAA